TCACCAAGGCCTCAAAGACTATTGATCTTGACCGCATCAGCGTCACCGCCGCCCTTCGTGGCAAGATCAGCGAGACCGATCGCCTATCCCTTAATCTTCAATTAGCCTTGCTCGACAAGAATGAAGCGCAGGCTAATAAACTATCAGCAGAACTTGAGGCGGCAACCAAGCGCCAGCAGGCTCTCAACGCGGCTCTATTGGCTACTCCAGAAGCGCCGAACCCTTATCGTAATTGGAAAGTGCCGACCCTAGATTTCGGTGGCAATGTCTTAGGAACACCCGTACCCAATTTCGTACCACCTAGTTATGCAATGCCATCAACCTTTGGGCAACAGGGAGGCCTACCTGCTGGCGTAGTAGCTGGCGTCAATCCTGAGCCAGTAGTAAACGTCATAGTCACACTCGATAGCGGAGTAGTAACTAACGCTGTCTCCGAAGTACAGACTAATAACAATCTTTCAGGATCATTTACTTCTGTCGGCGGTCGAGGCGCAAACACAGCGAGATTTACCTAATGACGCTGCCAGCAACGATCTCGGTATCTTTCGATTTCTCGCAAGGTGCTACCTTCGGCTTCCCGTTTACGATCGGTGATCCAGTTAACGGCATTATCGGAGTATCTCAATTCGCATCAAGTGAAGTGCCAGAGCCCGTAATCGATCTAAGTCCTCAGACTCGCCAGATTACTATTAGGCGCGGTCGCAATATAATGCGCGACACCTACGAATCTGGATCTTGCACAGTCCGAGTTATTGATGAGAATGGCGACTTTAACCCACAGAATCCAGCAAGCCCTTACTTTGGATTCTTGACTCCTCTTCGTAAGATCCGAGTAGCAGCTACTACTGCAACCTCTCAGGCCTTTCTCTTCTCTGGCTATGTCACGGACTATAAGTACACCTACCCTCAGGGGCAGGAATTAGGTTATGTCGATATTACTTGCTCGGATGCATTCCGCTTATTCGCTATGGCTAACGTCTCGACGATTGCAGATTCAGGTAGTGGGCAGACTACAGGCACACGCATAGATAAGATTTTAGATCAGGTAGACTTTCCGTCTAGTATGCGCTTCATCGATGCAGGATCTACAACAGTTCAGGCAGACCCAGCCACTACCCGTACAAGCCTTTCAGCGATTCAGGTGGCAGAGTTTACAGAGCAGGGAGCCTTCTTCGTCCGAGCAGATGGAGAAGTAGAGTTTAAGGATCGGTCGGATGTAGTGGGCTCTCTCGCCCCGGCACCGATTGAGTTTAATCAGACTACAGGAATCCCATACTCTGATCTTCGCTTTGCCTTCGATGATAAGCTCATCATCAATAGCGCTACCATGAAGCGAGTCGGTGGCGCTACAGTCTCATCAAATAACTCAGACTCGATCGCTAAGTACTTTCCGCATGGCATGAACGTCGAGAACTTGATCGCCCAGACAGACGCGCAGGTTCAGGATATCGCAGACATTTACGTCGCTACTAGAGCAGAGACTACGATCCGAATCGATGCCATGACTGTCGATCTATTAGATCCTAACGTGCCTACAGATACAATGATCGGGCTTGAGTACTTTGACAATCTTGAGATCACCAACGTACAGCCTGATTCGAGTACAATCGTTAAGACCTTACAGGCGCAGGGCTTGGCTTGGGATATCACCCCTAACAGCATGAAGGTTACAGTTACAACACTTGAGCCTATAGTCGAAGGATTCATTATAGGATCTGCAAATTACGGTATAATCGGACAATCCATAATGGGATACTAGGAGAAAACAATGGCAACAGGCTTTCCAGCTACAACGGGCGACATCTTCACGGCGGCAGACTATAACGGCCTCGTAACTTTCGATGTCATTGCCGATAAGACCAATGACTACACAGTCGCTATCGTGGACTCGTATCAAGTCCTAGTGTCTATGAACAAGGGCACAGCAGTAGCGCTAAAGATCCCTACCAACGCTACAGCAGCTATCCCTGTCGGATCTGTTATTACTATTCTTAACAAGGGTGCCGGGCTCTGCACAATCTCAGCAGTTACTTCTGGCACAACTACAGTCCTTTCGGCTGGTGCAGTTCCGGCCTCTCCAACACTTGCCCAAAATAAGACTGCTGCATGCATTAAAACTGGTACTGATACTTGGTACGTTGTAGGGTCAATCGGCTAATGATTGGCAACATAACAGCAGGAGTAATGTCACCCTATAAGGCAAACGTAGTTACTTCATTCGATTATCTCGTAGTTGCTGGCGGAGGTGGCGGAGGTGGAACTGGAGTCGCTGGCTCTGGAGGATTCGCAGCAGGCGGATCTGGCGGAGCAGGCGGATACTTATCTGGTTCATTGGCTGCTACCCCTACTTTTACAGTCACTGTCGGAGCAGGCGGAGCAGGCGGAGCAAGTTACTTAAACAGAGGAAGTCAAGGCGTCGATAGCGTATTTTCTTCGATTACTTCTACTGGTGGAGGATACGGCGGAGCAGCTTCGGGAACTCCAACAGGCGGCGGAAATGGTGGATCAGGTGGATCACGTTATGGTGGAAGCGGAGTAACGGGAACGGGCACAGTTGGTCAGGGAAATGACGCAGGAACTTCTAATGATGGAGCAGGCGGCGGCGGAGGTGCGTCCACAGTTGGAGCAAATGGTTCTGGAAATAATGGAGGTAACGGCGGATCGGGTAGTGCAAGTTCAATCTCTGGTTCCTCTGTAACTTACGCAGGTGGAGCAGGTGGTTCAGCATATTCATCAGGTTCTACGGGATCAGCTGGTTCGGGCGGTGGAGCAGCTGGTGCGGCGAACGCATCTGCAGGGAATAACGGCACCGAAAATAGAGGCGGCGGAGCCTCAGGCGGTGGAGGTACTGTTGGAACGACTGGATCTCGCGCAGGTGGATCAGGTGGCTCTGGCATAGTAATCATCCGTTATGCGGATACATTTCCCGATTTAACTTCGATCGGCGGAACTTTAGTTTATGCTAAGACAACTCCAGCAGGTTACAAAGTTTACACATTTACGGCAGGAACAGGAACGGTGACTGTCTAATGGCTCATTACGCATTCCTTGATGAAAATAACATCGTCACAGAAGTAATTAAAGGCCGCGACGAATGGGAAGAAGTCGATGGAATAACTGATTGGGAGCAAGCCTACTCAGAAGTTAGAGGCCAAGTCTGCAAGCGCACGAGTTATTCTGGATCGATTAGATTTAATTACGCAGGGGTGGGATATACCTACGATCCAATCGATGACGCCTTTATCGCGCCTAAGCCTTATCCGTCATGGGTATTGAATTCCAACAAACAATGGGAGCCACCTCTCGCTTACCCTACAGATGGCAAGCTATACGCATGGGATGAAGAAACAGGTGAGTGGTATGAAACCGATCCTCTGTAAAGCCGGACAACAGCTTAGAGAGCAATTTGATGACACCTTCGCAGATCGTGATAGGCGTTCCGATGGTTGGATCGGCGATCTCCGTCATTCAGCGCGTCCTAGTGATCACAACCCTGATCCAGCGACAGGGGTGGTTCGCGCCATCGATGTCGATCGAGATGTACATAAGTCAAGCAAGCCCGACCTCATGCCCGATATTGCAGATCAGCTTCGACTCGCGGCCAAGCGTGGCGAGAAGCGAATCTCCTACATTATCTTCGCAGGACGAATTGCATCGTCTCGCATGGGCTGGCGCTGGCGCAAGTATTCTGGAAGTAATCCACATAACGCGCATTGCCATATCTCTTTCACTAAACAAGGCGATCAAGACGGCTCTTTCTTTAATATCCCGTTACTAGGAGGCAAATAATGGAACAAGCAAAATCACTCGCAGCATCATGGGCTCGCTCATTCTTAGCCGCTGCTTTAGCGCTATACATGGCAGGAGTGCAGGATCCTAAGACTTTGGCGATGGCCGGGGTAGCCGCTGTAGCCCCAGTAATCTTGCGCTGGCTTAACCCTTCGGACGCATCCTTTGGCGTGACGAAAGAATGAGTCAAGAAAACTTCTTCACTCTTTACTTTGCTAGCCTTGCCGTCATTGGTGGTCTTGCAGGCTACGTCATCACTCACTTGCTATCCGAAATTAAGCGACTCAACTCGCGTGTCGATGAGATCTACAACATACTCTTAGAGCGATAATTTTTACATGGCTAAGAAGAAGGTCATCGACCTAGACACTTACAACGCACTCGACGCATACGCTATTTCTATGCATGAGTTCTATAAGTCTCTACGCCGTGCTGGGTTCGCTGTTGATCTCTGCCTTGCAATTATCGTAGAGAGATCCGCTTATCCTGACTGGCTTCTGCCATCGATCCCCGACCGAGTGGATCGCTTACCTTATGAGGATGACGAAGAGGACTAATGAAGCGCATAGTCATAGTGAGCGACCTACAGGTGCCGTTCCACGATAGACACGCAGTCAAGAATCTAGCCAGTTTTATCAGTAAATTTAAGCCGCATGAAGTAGTCACGATCGGAGATGAAATTGATTTTAACACCATCTCAAAATGGTCAGAAGGCACACCCGAAGCCTATGAGCAGACGCTTGGAGACGATCGCGATGAGGCTGTTCAAGTACTTTACGATCTACAGGTAACACAGACGATTCGGTCTAACCATACAGACCGCCTTTACAATCAGATCATGAGAAAGATTCCCTCATTCCTATCATTGCCAGAGCTTCGCTTCGAGAAGTTCATGAGATTCGATGAGCTAGGGATCACCTTCCATAAAAAGCCATACAATATCGCGCCGGGGTGGATTGCAGTACATGGCGATCATACCCCTATCAAGTCACAGGGAGGGCTCTCAGCCCTTGAGGCGGCTCGTAGGCACGGGAAGAGCGTTATCTCAGGGCATACTCACAGGATGGGCAGATCGTCCTTCTCAGAGGCCTCTGGAGGCCGTTTAGGGCGTGTTCTGCATGGTGTCGAGGTTGGGAACTTGATGGACTTCTCAAAGGCCTCATATACCAAGGGCTCGGCTAATTGGCAATCAGGCTTTGCCATCATGTATGTCGATGGAAAGAACGTTCAGGTCGATCTGATCTATCTGGAAAAAGATGGAACCTTCGTAGTCTCAGGAAAGCGTTATGGACGACCTAGATAACGATCTTGATCGGGATATTGACGATCACATTGATGACGCAGAATTGTTACCATTTCGTTATATAAATATCTAGATTTTCCCCCTTAGGGCGTGAGACAGTTAAGCCATGAACGAAGGGCGTTCATAGAAAAGGGCTTAAAATGAATGAAGTACAGCTAAAGACAGTTCAGTTAATACTTGATGAAAATCAAATATGCGTTTTGGACTCAATTATGAACACGATTCGCCATGATTACCCAAGTGTATGGAGCACTCGCTCAGATTATGAGTCACTTCGCCAATACATAAAGACTAAAGTCATGGAGGTAATTTAATGTTCGACACAGTTACCCAAGATGTTATAGCTCTTATTACTATTTCGGCGCTATGGTTTCACTTTGGCCGGTCGATAGGTATTCGTGTAGGTTATCTCAAAGGCCGTAAAGCGGTTAGAGATTACTACGAAGCCAAGGATAAGGTGAGAGTGTGAAGGCGAATGATTTCCTCAACGAAGCAAAAGCAGTTATTCAAGATCGTGGAATGGACTACGGACACCCGTCAGACAATATGTCCCGAACCGCATGCCTCTGGTCTGCATTCCTCCAAATGCCTGTTACTGACTATCAAGTGGCGTCATGCATGGCATTGGTCAAGCTCGCTCGAAGTATGGAGTCAGCAAAAGTCGATACATACATCGACGCTGCGGCATATATGGCAATAGCAGGGCAACTACACACAGAGGAGAATGAGTTATATGTTTAATCTAGAAGATT